TCATTTACGCTTTACTTTGCTACTCTACTTCTTCTAATTGTAAAGTAAGTAAAGTAACAATTTATGGTTGCAGTGTGGGGGTCGTTTTGGATTGATTTTTAGGAGGGATTATCTGGTTGATTGTTGACGTGGTGTTTTGGTCTTGCACTCTTGGGCGGGGGTGAATATGATAGAACGTGGACTCTCCGGAAGATTAATCTTTTCACACGGGCAGGAACACATATGACGGACGAAGAATTTGAAGCACAATTCGCCGACGGAGTCCCAGAATTCATCATTGAACGTGAGCGAAGATTCCGCTGCAAACCCCAAACGACCTATCTCGAAGAGTACGTCGACCTCGCGGGCGTGACAAGGAAAAGAGTCCGTCTCACAAAGAAGGGGATCTTCGATGATCGACAAAAACTCAGGTTTCTGTCGATATATTCCAAGACCAATCGAATGATGGACTCTGCAGAAGCTGTCGGGGTCTCACCGAAAACTATTCGGGAACATATAAAAACAGATGAAGAATTTGGACAAGCAGTCATGGAGGCTGAGCAGGCATATCGTGATCATGTCGTAGCCTTAATCCAAGACTTAGCTTTCAACGGCACCGAGAAGGTCAACTACGATCGCAGCGGTAATGTCATTTCCACTGAGAAGATCTATCCTATCCGCCTGATTGAGATGGAGGCGAAGAGAGTTGAGCCAGGATACAGGGATAAGCAGGATCTTCACATTGGGATTACCGGAGGCGTCCTTGTTGCCCCCTCCTCTCTGGGCTCCATCGAGGAGTGGGAGAAGAAGTTCGGTCAACAGAAAGTTATAGATGCAGAATTTCAGTCTGTAGATCTACTAAATCCTCCATGTGAGAAAGAAAAAATGGAAGAGTCGATTTCTCATTTTCAATCTGTGACTGACAATCACATAAAGAAAATGGAAGAGTGACTCTCTCAGGATGGAAGAGTGGAAATCTCACTGTGGATCCGAGAATGACTGTCACCCGTGATCTCTCTGTGGCAGATTCGCCACATGATGCTCATCGGCCACGATGCTCTTTCGCCACAGTTGCTCATCGGCCACAGTTGCAGATTCGCCACACTGTGTCCTATTCGCATCACTGTTGCTCTTTCGCAACGATAATTGATATGTTATATATCAGTTTTCTGCCATAATAGTTGCGAAAGAGACACAGATGGTGCTGTTTTGCAACGATTTTGGACACCGAATCAACACAATTTTGACATGATTTGGACACAATTCGTGCGGCAAAATGCCGCATCTGTTGCAGATAAGCAACACTGATATGTAACCATCTGGTACCTAACATATCAGTGACTTCTGCTGGAAAGCGAAAGAGCCACACTGTTGCCGACTGGACACTGATATATTAGTCCAAATTGTATACAATCGTTCTAACATATTAGTGTTGCGAAAGAGCAACAGAAATCTTTTGTCCCGATTGTATACAATTTTGGCTAATATATCAGTGTATCCTATTCGCAACACTGATATATTAGTCCCGATTGTATGCAATCTGTCCAAATGATTTGTGGACATGAAATGACCCTGAAATGGACACAATTTGGACATGATTTATGGACACGAAATGGACACAATTTGGACAGTAAAATGAACGGATTTGGACACAATTTCTGTTGTGGCCGAAATGCCACGCTGGCCGTTTATTTTTCGGTTCGGTACGTTTTTTGTTGTCTTTTGCCCGGCCGCGTGTTATCATGTTCATAGTGGCAATAAAGCCACTGCAAAAGGAGACCATATTATGAATGCAGAATTTCTTCGGGATTGCCTTATTGGTGCCATAATCTCACTCATGGCATTTGTCGGCGGAGCAGCAACCATCTGGAGCATGTTGCACTAATGACACAGCAACCTGTAGATGCGCATTGGCTCCAGTACAACGAAGATTGGTTGCGCAACGAATTGGAACTCGTATTACTTGCAATTCGTCACGGTACAACCAGCATAGAGCCGCTACAACTAGACCAGCGTAGACTAGAAATAGAACACGCTCTAATTGTAAAGACCAAGATGGCCAGTTGGTAGCAGAAAGGGGACACGGCAATCAGAAGTTGCCGTGTCCTTTTTGCAACAATGCCGATTTATTTTTCTTTGGCGAAATTGCCACTTGTCATTTGCCTTAAGTCGTGCTATCTTTAAGTTGTAGCTAGAAAAGGAGACCAAAATGCACACAGTAGTTGAAGCACTGCAAGAAATTTCAAATCACTGCGGCTTGCAACGCGACCCAGAGAAATATATCTCTAGCTGTAAGTGGGAAACAGTGCAACTTGCGGAAATCTGGGTTCAGGGTCTTAACGAATGCGAATATCAGAATTTAATCTTAGGTGGTACTGACCTGACAGTGCTACTTTCTGGTGCACCTGAAAATGTAGAATATTTTTTCAGCGAATTCAGCGTGTAAGCCTCAAGCCTCGGCAACTTCTGGTTGCCGAGGCCTTTTTGCAACAGGTGACCAATGATTTACGAAATTGTATACATCTTCGCGCTTGCTGCCGCCGGACCACTTCTGGTTGCGGCTTTTCTGCCCACAACTCCACGTAGCAAGCGGCGGAAGCGGTAGTGGCCGATTCGCATCGTGGCGAAATTGCCACTTGCGCGCCGACCAGAATCTTGCTAGAATGTAATTGTAGCAAGGGAGCAACACAATGACCGAAGCAAAATGGCCCAAATTCGTTACAGCTAAGCCGAGCAGAAGGAGAGAAAAACAAGCAGAGGTTGTAAAACCAGAAGTAGCAAAGGATAAGTAGCACACGCCAAGCCTCAGCAACCAGAAGTTGCTGAGGCCTTTTTGCAACAGAAGTCACTGATATGTTAGGTATTGAATGCAGAATATCAGTGTGGCAGAATTACCACATTTCCATTTTGGAAAAGGTCTATTTACCTTGCCATGATTTAGACACAATTCAAAAAACTGCATGCAAAATGTCAGTGTGGTGAATCGGCCACACAGGCACGCATTTGCCAGATTTGCATCTTCTGGTTGCTGTGTCCTTTTTGCAACAGGAGCGACTGATATGTTAGGTATCAGTGCCACAATTTGGACACAATTCAAAAATTTGTTGGTGATGCCGAAATACCACACTGATATATTGTATAAGAAATATTGTGTGCAGAATGCCAGTGTGGCGAATCTGCCACGAAAAATTTATTTTTCAAACGCGAAAAAAAGTGCTTGTCAAATGCACTGGCCCGTGCTACTATCAAGTCAGGGTTAGCGTTGTGCTGGCCCACAAAAGGAGACCTAAAATGAATGCAAAAGTCACTAAACCAGAAGTTGCAAAGTCTGTTTCAACTGTTGCACCAGTTGCACAGCCCAAGGATGCAGCAAAGCCCGACGCACCTGTTGCTGAAAAGAAACAGTTGCAGGTCCCATCTGCTGCAACCGGCTTTAAGGCCCCGACGCCCATCGCTAAACTGGAGCGTGTTGAGTCTAAGCCAGCGCAACTTCCGGCTGTAACGCAAGCTAAGGCTGCAGAGCCCGAAGCAGCGCAACCGGAAGTAGCACTTATCAAGGGTGTTGCATCTATGCCACAGAAGGCAAAACCGCAGTTGAAGATGTTGCGTGTAATTGCCAAGAAGCACAACCATCCCGGCACAGCGCTTCGGGTCAAGCGCTGGCACATGTATAAAGAAGGGATGACTCTGCAGCACTGCAAGGAGACTGAGGGCCTCAGCCACCTGGATGTTCTCTTCTATGAAGAGCACAAGCTTGTGACCATGAGGGACGCCACAGAGGCCGAATACAAGGCAGCCTTAGAAGCGTGGCAAAAGAGCAACGAAGCAAAGAAAACCGCATAGTTGCAATTCTACAGCACTGTGGCCATCGTGCCACAGTGCCCCTTCTCCCAACCATAGGTTGTAGATAGGACACCCCACCCCATAGACGGGTGTGAGGAGTTCCCGCCCGGCGCGGCGCTCGCCCTCGTCAACAGCCCGAACAACCCCGGATCAACCATGAATCCCACCCCTCACACCTGCTTCACCTGCCGACACTTCTCCGCAATCCCAGAAATCACGACCGAAAAAGCCTATTCAACCTGTCACAGATTCCCACCCACCCCACCCCACGGATTCCCTGAGGTCGACCACAATGACTGGTGCGGAGAATACGTGAAACGGTCGAGCGACAGCGAGGATGTTTCACGTTCAAAACCTGTAGCCATAGTCTCGAGCCTCACCCTGAAAGACACCATCTACGCCCTCATGGACGACGAGCGAGTTAAAAGCATCGAAGGCGACCGAGGCGTCCTCAAAGACGGACGCCCCTTCTTCATCATCACCGACCTGAATGACCTCGAAGGTCACGAATTTTCCGACGTTTCCCTTGTCGGCGAACCATCGCAGCCCCTCCTGGGCGAAGCACGACGCCGCGTCGCCGTCAAAGCCAAGCCTGTCGCAGTCGTGTCCACCCTTCCAGTAAACCAGACCGCGCATGCTCTCGCAGCAGACCCCCGTTTCATGACCGTGGACATGGCAAGAGGAAGGGGCGTCCTCCGGGACGGACGCCCATTCCTCTTGGTCTACAACGCAACCACCATCGCCGGACTAGAGTTCTCCGCCGTCATCCTGATCGGACCCCGCCCACCGCTGGATCGCCTGGGCGAATTGAACAGCCGGGTGCGCCCATGAGAGACCGCGACGGTCTATACTATGACACAGAGTATCCGGTACTTTCGAACTTGCAAAGATATCCCACAAGTTCTTGGAAGGAATTGGACGCTGTCCGCGAAGCTCTCGAGACTCGGAAGAACATCTATCGACTGGTCACCGAGTGGCGGCGTTCGGAACGATACAGAGAGATAGGGGTCAGTTCGTGAAATTCTTCTACTCAGACACCGACGTGCGGGAACCCTTCAGGGCAACCGGACGTCCGTTAGATCCAGTCAACTCGTATCTGTATCACTTGGGCAACTGGTTCCAACTCCGCCGTCACTACGCGCTTGGGTCCCTTCCAGACAAGCTGCAAGCAACGCGGGAGCTTGTCATCTGTGAACGAAAACTGGAGTTCTGGAGAAATAAACCCGACTTTGACCAAGCGCGGATAGAACCACTACAAAAGCGATTGTCCACTCTGTGGGGAATCGATTTTGTCCCTGACACATTTGATGAGAGGCAGCAGAAATGGCTACGACAGACAAGCCGACGTTCGAAACGATGATACGCGACGCCTTCCTTCGCGGATCATCTTGGATTAGGGAAAACCCCACCGAGGACGATGCACCCTACGTCCAGAAAGCTGCGCGGGACTACGCTGACAAGCTCATGAACGGAGAAGGGCAAGTCGCAGATCTCGTGAGAGAGGCCCGCAACTTGTTCCGCGAGTACGAAGCGCTCTACATGGATAAACCCCAAAACCCGAATACAGAGATCAAGGCACAAAGGAATCGGATCATCGCGGACAAGCTCGACGTCTTTCTCGAAGAGAAAACGTCCATCATAAACTGCCCATGTGGAAGCCGAGTTGGTCACGCCAGAAGTAACGTGATCCGCTGTCCGCAGTGCAACCGGGAGCTTATTTCATGAACTGGCCGCCGAACAAAAAGCCAGCGCGCTTCGCGGAGCTCGTGCAGCCGACCATTCGGGCGATCAAGTTCGCATACGAGCTGAAGCGAAAGAACAAGGATCAAGACATTCCCTGGACGGGACTCCCAAAGGGCCGACCAGAACTTGTCTCAACTCTGCCTCCAGAGCAGGCCCTTAGCAGGGAGTATTTGGAGTACTCCCTGCGCGAACAGGGGCGTGAGCCATTAATGGAGATTCTCGCCATCATGGCTCAGGTGTGCTTTGAGCAGGAGCGACGCGTCTCTCTTCAAAATATTGAAACTGCGCTGAAGATGATAGAGCTGAAGACCGGGTCCGCCGAGTATACCCGCTTGATTAGGGAGTACCTAACGTGACGACCACCGCCCTGACCGCGTTGGTCGCGCTCCTCCTGGGCTATGGCGCGACCCGCGCCATACTGGATCGCGCGGATCGAATCTACTGCGTTGGCAGTTTGCGAGGCAGTCTCGCACGACTGGTGCGGAGCATGGAAAATAACCCGAGGACGATGCCCGCGCGGCTCAAGGAGTCGCGCATGAACACCTTAACCGCCATAAAAGAATGGGACATAGGACAATACCCCGTGCCCTACGTCGCCCAGAAGATACCGAAGCCTCCCGACCGTCTGTTGCAGGCGAAGGAGGTTGCGGAGTGGAATGAACGATCCGCTTCCGAGTTCTGGAAGAACGCGCAAGCGATTCGCGATCTGTGCCTTGTATTTCTTATCCTGTTCCGTGATAAGAACCTGATCGGCGCCGCACAGAGCGTCACCGACCGGATGCCTGACGCTGCCCTCCTGGGCGACGTACTGCACCAGCCTATGCGTCGGCGTCGGCGGCGCATCTTGAAGGGGATACTCCAAACACCTGAAGTCATCTTCAGGGGTCTGGAGTATGCCCCTTTCGACGAAGAAAATGTCACCTACCCTGGAACCACAATTTTGGAAGGAATGAGGAAATATGCCCGGTAACTGGATAAATTCCACCACCATCTTCAAGGAGAATGGTGACAAGGTCGTCAAGATAGAAACAGTCATCAACGGTGTGCCCGGAAGTTGGATAGAGTTCGACCTCGAGCAGTTGGAACATCTCATGCTGACGCTGAAGAGACGTAGGTACGAGATGCTTCATATCAGTCGCTCGGACCCTGTCTTCACGTGCGGTATCTGCATGAACACGTGGAAGCAGAGCAAAAAGTCAACATGCGTGTGTGACCCCCAGCTATGACCGGTTGGAGACCCGCCATGAAGTACCCCGTTCAACCAAGGCTCAATCCCACAAACGACGGATACATCTGCGACACGTGCCACAGGACATGGAAGGTCGGCGAACCGTCTGGTTGTCCGGAGTGCTCCACTGCTCTTGGCGGCGTAATTATAACGAGAGAGAAAAACATGGTAGAAATTGGCGTACCTCCCGGATCCATTGTTACTAGGTGGAAACCTATTTCCGCCTACAAGCCGGGATACGATCCGCAGAGGATTATCGCGTGGGCACGCATCCGACTCTGGATGCGTCAACCGAGCGACGACCTTCCAAGGCCCGAACCATACTGGACTGAGTGGAAGGATTGGACGATGTTTTGGAATGGCGTGCACTGGAAGCTCGGTACTCATCCCGACCACATGGACGTCCTGGGGTACGAGATAACCCACTGGATGCCGCGCCTGCCCGAACCTGCCAACTGGACGCCTGAATCCTGTGTGAAAGGAAATCCCAATTGACACACATCAAGCTCACCGACCGAAATACCGGAGCCATCCTCGTCATGCCCAAGGCTGCGCTCTGCCTCTGGGCACACTCGCCGACGGACGTCGAGGTAACTCCTCTCGGACTGGCCGCGTACATGCAGAAGGTCGGAGAAAATGCCACTAGCGAGCCATACTTTGTCAGGGTGAAGGAAACCTTGTCCGAAATTGAGGAGATGCTGAGTTGGTGACCCGTAACGTGCGATTCGACGACGAGGCGACACGCCGCTTCGCGATAGACGACAGACTAATGCAGATCATGGGGCTCGTGATAGCCGAGTGGGAAAGCGACCCCATGTCCGTGCAATGCTTTGACCTCCGCCTCGTTCGCGAGGCAAGATCCCTTTGGAAGGAACGACAAACGTGTCGTCTTCCGTTTGAATTATAACTGATTCCTACCCCTTGCATCTGCGGGCCTCTTGGGCTATGGTGTACGGAACCCAAAGAAGGTTTCCATAATGTCCAAAATCCACGAGCTCCCGCTGCACACGCGTCTGACACCTGACGAAGTGCTCGCGATCACAAAATCGCGAGCACCCGAGAAACTTGTCGTTATCTTTTACGAACCAGATGATCCTAACGCAAAAGTCATAAATTCTGCGATGACTAGAGACGAACTTCTCTGGCTCTCAGAAGTCTTGAGATGTCAGGCTTTGGGTATCCGAGGACCTTCTTAATCCATGGATATCCAAACATTCCCCACCAACGTCATATGGAAACCTCAGCCAGGAAGCCAAGAAGCCTTCTTGGCGGCAACTCCTATTTTCGAGGTACTCTTCGAAGGGACCCGAGGTGGCGGGAAAACGGATTGTCTGCTGATGTCGTTCTGCATGTTTGTCGGCAAGGGATACGGCGCGGCCTGGAAAGGGATTCTGTTCCGTCAGACATACAAGCAGCTCACCGACGTTATCTCGAAGACGAAGAAGTGGATTCCGCAAATCTGGCCGGAAGCTAAGTTCAATCATGCGGAGCACGTGTGGAGATGGCCAACTGGCGAGGAGCTCCTGCTTCGTCAGTTTACCCGTCCGGACGACTATTGGAACTACCACGGTCACGAGTATCCCTGGATCGGATGGGAAGAGTTGTGCAACTGGCACACGGATGCCGGATATCGGCGCATGTTCTCTTGCTGCCGCTCTTCTCATCCAGGAATGCCAAGGATGATCAGGGCCACGACCAACCCCTACGGTCCCGGTCATGGCTGGGTCAAGGCCCGCTTCAAGCTTCCCTTCGGCCGAGGAAAAGTCTACACAGATCTCACTGATGATGAGGGAATTAAGGAGCCACCGAGGCTTGCAGTCCACTCCCACATTAATGAAAACAAGATCCTCTTGGAGTCGGATCCCGATTATATCAATCGTCTCGCGGCGTCTGCTCGCAATGAGGCTGAGAAGAAGGCGTGGCTGGACGGCGACTGGGATGTCGTGGCCGGAGGCATGTTTGATGACGTATGGCGAAGGGACTACAACGTAGTTCCTCCCTTCGCCATACCCGACACCTGGATCATAAAGCGGGCCTTTGACTGGGGCAGCAGCCGACCCTTCTCGCTCGGGTATTGGGCCAAGTCCGACGGATCCGACGCCTTACTTCCATCGGGTCGGTGGGCTTCCACCGTTAGGGGCGATTTGTTCAGAATTTACGAGTGGTACGGTTGGACCGGGAAGCCTGATGAAGGATTACGGCTCCTGGCCACTGACATTAGTCAGGGGGCAGTAGAACGCGAATTAAAATGGGGTCTCCGCAAAAAAGGCGAAAACTGGTGTCGCGTCAATGGCGGTGTCGCCGACTCCCAGATATTTGCTGTAGAAAATGGGAATTGTGTCGCGACGGATCTCAGAGTGAAGGTCCGTCTGGATGACGGCTTCAAGTATCCTGGCCTGAGTTTTCAGGCCGCTGACAAACGCCCAGGAAGTCGCAAGGTTGGGTGGAATCTGATGCGCCAGATGCTGAAGGACGCGCATCCACGAAAGGCAGGGCCTCGCGAGAGACCCGGCCTTTATGTCTTCGATAGATGTGATCAGTTCCAGCGCACCATCCCTGTCTTGCCGAGAGACGAGGATGATTCGGACGATATCGACGACAAGGCCGAGGACCATGTTGGAGACGAGACCCGGTATTTGGTGCGTCACTTGGGCTTCCAAGTGACGTCGGGAGGAACTATTGGAAACTACTAGATAAATAGGTCTTTACAGCCGAATTTCTCGGCTGTATCCTGCGCTTCATGACAATATCTCAGCATCATCCGCAGTATGCCGACCATCTCGAAGATTGGATCCTGATGCGCGACACCTACACGGGTGAGCGACAGGTGAAGTCTAAGGGACAGATTTACCTACCTGCAACTTCCGGTATGAACCAGGACGGAATGTTGTCCACTCAGATCGGATACAAGGCATATCAGGCTTATAAGCTGCGAGCTCGCTTTCCAGGCTTCGTCCGGGAAGCCGTTCAGGGCGCGGTTGGCATGATGCATTCGCAGCCCCCTGAAATTAAGTTGCCGTCGCGAATGGAGAATATTCGGGGCGTTGAGGGAGAAAATCTTCTCCAGCTTCTTCGCAAGATTAACGAAGAGCAACTTCTTACTGGCCGAATTGGCCTGATGCTGGATCTGCCCAGCGTGCCGAGCCCAGACTCGGTTCCCTACATCGCGCTATACGTGGCGGAACGTATTATCAATTGGGACAATGGTCGAGTTCAGCAACCTGTTCCTCAGTCTCTGAACTTGGTTGTTCTAAACGAAACTGAGCACGAGCGCACTGACACGTTTACGTGGGAGTCCCGTTCTGACACGTATCGTGTACTGGTTCTTGGTGATCCAGATGAAAACGAATCTCAGGCCACTTACAGAGCCGGAATTTTCAGCGATAGGGATGGACAAAGTTTCACGGAAGCTGGGCTTACGGCCCCTTCCTTCAGGGGTCGTACTCTCAATCAGATCCCCTTCGTTTTCGTAAACTCAGCGGATCTGGTAGTAGCGCCAGACAGACCTCCCCTCCTAGATCTAGCCAATATCTGTGTGACCATTTATCGCGGCGAAGCAGACTACCGGCAGAACCTCTTCATGCAAGGTCAAGACACGCTCGTCGTCATGGGCGGAGATGACGACGAAAAACAGCTTCGCGTCGGGGCTGGTGCTCGCATCAATGTGCCAATTGGCGGCGACGCGAAGTACATTGGTGTTCAGTCCAATGGTTTGGAAGAACAGCGTTCAGCTCTTGAGAATCTTGAGGGTCGTGCCGGGACTATGGGGGCGCAGACGCTGGATAGTGTCTCTCGTGAACGAGAGTCAGGATCCAGCCTTAGAATTCGTGTAGCCGCTAGAACAGCCGACATGAATCAGGTGGCCCTCACGGGTGCCCAAGGGCTTGAGGATCTCCTCAAGCTTGCAGCAAGTTGGATGGGTCTAAATCCAGACGAGGTTTCTGTGAAACCTAATCTGGAATTTGGCGAACAAGAGCTATCCGGCCAGAGTATGGTCGAGATCACCACTGCTCGTAATCTTGGTTTCCCAATATCGGCTCGTTCCATGCACCGTATCGCGGTTGATCGTAAGGTCACCAAGATGACTTTTGAGGAAGAGTTGAAAGCAGCGAAGAAGGACGAGGAGACACCATTCGCTAAGGCAGCGAATGGGGATCGTAACCCGGAGCAACCCCCAGATGATCCAGAAAATAAAAAGCCTGTGGCAGAGTCTTGACAATGAAGAGAGGAAGTCAGCGGCAACGGTCCTCGGAGTCGTGGCGGCTGCTTTTCTCATAATCGGTTTAATTCTTTAGGAGTGTGACGTGGATCCCTTAGAACTTGTGTACGAAAAAGCCGAGGATATCCCTGAGGGTTTTTCTCCTTTGTATGCTGAGAAAGATGGAAAATTCCATCTCACTGGCGTGAAGGGCATGAAAACCGATGCCGATGTTCAACAGGTGAGGACTGCTCTCCAGAAGGAACGCGACGACCACAAGGCGACAAAGGGTCATCTCGAGCCTTTCAAACCATTCTTGGAGGACAAGGACAAGTTCCTTGCCGACTTCGATCTCTTCAAGGGAATCAAAGAAAAGATCGGCGGCGACCTCAGCAAGCTGGACGAATCTGATCTCATCAAGGGGAAGATTTCGCAGGCTGTTGGACCCTATCAGCGCGAAATTGAAACCCTGAAGAAGGCTAACGGCGAACTGACCACGGCGAACGGCACCTTGATGTCTGAGATTCGCACACGCGACATTAGGTCGATTGTCGGCGCGGCTGCTGCGAAGGCCAAGGTTCACGCGACTGCTATTCCTGACATTGAGCTTATCGCCAGTTCCATGATGGAATTTAGCGAAGACGGCAAACTCGTCACCAGAGACGGCGTCACCGGCGTCACCGCTGGGCTTGATGCGGAGGGATGGCTCACCGAGATGCAGAACGCTCGTCCTCACTGGTGGCCTGATTCTTCCGGAACCGGCGCAGGCGGCGGGAAGGGTAACGGCGGAAGCTTCGGCGATAATCCTTGGTCACACGCTAACTGGAATATGACGAAGCAGGGCGAAATTGTTCGCGAAAAAGGTATGGACTATGCCACGCGAATGGCGAAGTCCGCTGGGACTACTATCGGGGCAGGAAAACCTGCGGCGAAAAAATAGGTCTTGTATCCGACACGCGCATGTGTAAGCATGTGGGTGTCGGACCCTCAGGTGAGGATCCAACCCTCACAAGGAGAGCAGGGCGTCTCCGAAACTCGCGTCCCAGGGTGGATGTTGAGAAGTTTAATCCAAAAAACTTAATCGGAGATAGTTAGTCATGGCGACCGGTGGTGTCGTAGTTGCTGACGTAATTGTACCTGAGGTCTTCACCCCGTACATTCGTCAGCTCACGGAAGAAAAAGCTCGCCTCGTTCAGTCTGGCGTTCTTCAGCGGAATGCTCTGCTGGACCTCATGCTGGCTGGCGGTGGTCTCACATTCAACGTTCCAAGTTTCAAGGATCTGGATAACGACGCGGACAATGTTCCGACGAGCAATATCGCAGACCTGATCAAGCTGATCGCTGCTGGTATCGCTGCTGGTGCCGAGTTCCAGGATATTCCTGCAACAACTCTTCTGACAGACAGCATTCCTCTGGATATTGGCACGGCCCAGGAAATCGCGGTTCGCCTGAATCGCAACAACTCCTGGTCGTCTATCGATCTGGCTGCTCAGCTCGCTGGTGCAGACCCGATGCAGGCAATCGCCGATCGTGTCGGCTACTACTGGACTCGCCGTCTCCAGGCAGCGTTTATCGCGACTATCCAGGGTCTCTCCAAGGACAACGGTGTCAATGATTCTGGCGACTATGCCAACGATATCGTCGGTGCCTCGTTCGTGGACGGTGTCACCAACTTCTCGGCCGAAGCGTTCCTCGACGCCAAGCTGACGATGGGTGACTCTCAGGATCTCCTGGCAATGGTCATGGTTCACTCGGTCGTCTACAACCGGATGCAGAAGAACAACCTGATCGACTTCATTCCCGACGCTCGTGGTGAGGTGCAGATCCCGACGTTCCTTGGCGCCGAGGTTATTGTTGACGACGGAATGCCGAACGGCACGAGCACTGTTCGTGGCGACGGGACGGCGGGTCCGGCCAATTCTTACGAGACTTGGCTGTTCGGTCCCGGAGCTGTTCAATGGGGCGTCGGTTCGCCGAAGGTTCCAACCGAAACTTCCCGTCACGCGGCGGCTGGTAATGGCGGAGGCCAGGATGTACTTCATTCGCGCGTTGAGTGGTCTCTGCATCCTGTCGGTCATGCTTATATCGGCACGTCTCCGGCCGGTGGTCCGTCCAATGCGGCGACGACCAACAACCTGAATATTGCAGGTTCTTGGAACCGTGTCTACACGGAACGCAAGCAGATCCGGATGGCCCGACTGGTCACACGCGAAGCTTAATGATAGGCCGGACTTTGTCCGGCCTACTCCTTCAGCCTCATAACAAGGTACACGACGATGGAAATCAAAGAAGCTCTGGCTCAGCTCGACGTCCTGGATGATGATCAGTGGACGACCGAAGGTCTCCCTCGCGTTGACGCTGTTGAGAAAATTCTCGGCAGTACCGTGAGCCGCGCCGACATCACCAACGCTGATCCAAGTTTTAACAGGAGCTTGGCATCTTCTGACGGCGAGCCCCTGGAAACTCCGGATCAGAACGAGACGCCGGAACTCGAGCCAACTTCGGAACCGGTCATGGACCCACTCGATCTCAAGGAAGCTGAGCTCCAATCCGAAATCGAAGATTTGTCTCTTCTCGCTTCGCAGAAGAGCAAAGAGCTCGAGGTTCTGAAAAAGCAGATCGCCGAATTGGCGGCGAGGCAGAATTCCAAGACCTCGGTGCTCGAACGCATGCGTCGTCTTCGCCCGAAGAGGGCCGACTCCAGCGCAATCGGAGCCTATCTTGCTCAGGCTGCTAGAACTCGTGAAGAACGTGCCAAGCGTGCGTTGGCATTCATCGCCGGAGGCACGAGCATCAGCGACGTTCTGGCCCAACTCAGCATCAAGGCACCGATCGACGTCGCCATGAACAAGCGCAAGGCTGCTCCTGGCTCAACCCGTCCGGCTCTCCACATGCCAGTGAGGAAATAGCTATGTCTAAGGGACTACCTCGTTCACTGTCTCGCGGTGCTGTTCAGCACGGGGATATCATCAAAAAGACAATCGCGGTCGATAAGACTATCGACGTGGTTGCCGTGTCAACAGCTATCGGCTTCGGTTCGGCAGTTCTGGATGGTCTGCCCGAAGGGAATATTCTCTGGCTCGGTGGTGTCGCTAATCTTCAGTTCACTTCTCTGGACGCCAACATCGTTGACGCGTGGGATGGGGACTTCGGCATCGGCTCTACTCCCGCGAGCGACGCAACTATCACTGCTGCTGACGTCAATCTTCAGGCCAGCGCTGAATTGCTCGCAACCCTTGCCGTAGAACCTCTGACTCGCTACGCTGGCGTGGTTGTTCCGTTTCTCCTGGATAACACCGACGGTTCTCTCGAGATCAACCTGAATCTGCTCGTCGACGCTGCTGACATTACCGACGATACGACTGGTCAGGTTCGTGTTGAAGGTGACTATTCGTTCGCTTACATCGTCCTTGGCGACGACTAAGGAAATATTATGGCACCCCGGCAGGCGAGCCTCTTTCACGCTCGAGAGCGGCGTCGGTCTCTTGCCGGGGTTCCAGAGCTATTCCGTACCCATCGTATAAGAGGGGCGACCGACATGCCGGTCGCGTCCATTGACACTGGAGCGATTTTTCCATCTCGTTCTGGTTTGGTTACTTTTAAATCTGCCATCAGAATTACTGAAAACTCTGGCGAGCATCGTGGTCTGGTGTTCGAGTTCGGGGACAGTGCGACAGGTGCCGCACTATGGATCGGTGACGAAACTATCGGGTTTCACGCCGGTGACGCAGGCGACGACGATGGGGCTACCGCTCTGTATGATAATGGCGCTGAGCTACCTGTAGGATTAGAAGTTTCCCTCGTGGCCTCTGTTCGCTCAGGAGATGGGCGCGTCCGCCTCTGGGCAAACGGGCGCGAAATTGCGAGAGCAGTAGCAGTGAATGGAGGTTTCGCGGCATGGGCAGCAGACTCGGAAGGATCCTTTGCTGCCATCGCCCAGGGAACAGTCGTTACTGATGTTCCGCTAGATTCTCGGGGAGCACCAGCAGGGTTCGAAGTGATTGAACCGCTTTCTGTCTACATTAATCAAGTTCCAAGGCATTTCGTCTGATGTCGAGTATTCGTCAACCAGCCAGAGATTTCTTCATAGATGTTTCTCTAGGCAGAGTAAGGACTAATAATCGTCCTTGGCTGACGTTCACGGCGTTTGGAGCTTCTGAGTCCATAGGAACTACGGAAGGAGCCTTGAAGCAAGGTTCCGGAACTTTTGTTTTTCCTCAATCAGCCCAGAGGGTGAGGGTCAAGGCTGGCGGAAATGCGAATGATACTGTGTCAGGCACAGGTGCTAGATCCATCTTCATTTACGGATTAGATTCTGATCTAAACCTAAGGCTAGAGGAACTGGACACTGCTGGAGCCAGTGCTTCAGGATACACGGTAAATTCTTATTGGAGAGTCTTTGACGTTGGTGTCAGAACGGTTGGCACATATGGCGGAAGCAATGTCGGGGATATCACGCTTCAGAATGAAGCTGATCAAAGTGATTTAATTGTCTGCACTGCGGGTATCGCGTGTAATCTGCACGGTGCTTTTGCTGTTCCTGAGAATTATAAAGGTTTCATCACTCACGTGAATTTCTCGGTTGCTGGGAATAAGCTTGTAACCTTCTTTATGCGAAGAAGAGAAGAGCTGAACAAAGTTACTGCTCCGTTCAGGGCTAATAGACTCTGCAGAGAATTTCCGCTGGTGCCTGCCGGTTCTTACGAGCATAACTTTGCAGCTCCCTTTGAAGTAGAACAGCTGACTGATTTATTCGTGAACGCTGAGACTGACACTGGAACTGCATCTGGAAGTTTCACAATCTTTGGATTATTGGTGCCAATAGGATGACGCTCGTACTGGAAACAGGTGCTGGAGTTTACGCGGCGAACAGCTATGTCTTGTCGGCGTTCGTGACAACATACCTCACCGATCGTGGTCGCCAGACCGAGAACGGCTGGAGCACGGCTACTCTTGCTCAAACTGACGACGCGTGCATCGGGGCTACTGATTTCATCGAGAAAAGATTTGGCTTGAAGTTTGCTGGGGAGCGAGCCTTCTCGTTCCCCAATAAGTCTGCAACGGCAAGCCTGATCTTTACAGGATTGCCGTCCGACACAGACATGATCACCATTGGTCAGAAGACTTACACCTTTGTCGCAGCGCTGACCGGTGCCGCCGACGAAGTCCTGATCGGCGGGACCGCTGCCGCGACAGCCGAAAATCTGACTGATGCGATCAATGCCGACACTGACGGAGAGGGTACAGTTTACGGTGATGATACAGAAATAAACAGAGATGTGAGTGCGGCAGTTGAAACAGCAACACTCACGCTTACTGCGCGAGCGTATGGCGAGGGCGGCGACGATACAGTCCTGTCTGGAACTCCAGATAACGTTACTGTTGGGACCTTCTCAGGAGGCCAGGACAGCGGGCCACAGCCCTTGAGTTTTCCGAGGTGCTACCTTTACACGGCAAGCGGTCTTGCCGTGCTGGGGATACCTCGGCCCCTCAAGCATGCCTGCGCCGAGTATGCCGTGCGCGCCCACGCGGCGGCGCTCATGCCTGATTTAACTTTGGACGCATCTGGCGGAAGTGTCAAGCGTAAAAAGGAGAGAGTAGGCCCTATCGAGGAAGAAACTGAGTACGTCAGTGGAACTTTCCTTATGCAGAAGATGCCTCCCTATCCGGCTGCGGACGCTTTGCTGACTCAATATCTTATCGGTGGTGGCCAGGGAGGGGTTATTCGCTAATGGCGATTAACTATGTCAAACTCCAGGCTACCGCGCTTCGTCTCATTAACGAGAACGGCAGAGCGATCACGCTTGTTCGCAAAAGCCGAACTCCGGCTGATGCGAACGAGCCGTGGAATGGACCCACAGGGGCGGATACGACCCTGTCCCTTACCGGGGTGTTTGTTCCGCCGAGCAGTGTGCGAGAATTTGGCCTTCCCGCCCTGGGCGAAGGGACGGAATATCAGGACATGTTGAGGTTCAGTCAGCAGATAGTAATTGTGGCTCCCGAAGCCAACGATGTGAGGAATTACGAAATACTGCAGGATCGTTCGGATGATTGGGGCATTGTCGCCACGCAGGTTCTTCGTCCAGGGGACCTGACGATGCTGGCGTTCATAGGCGTGCGGCGATGAGCTTGACCTTTACTCAGGCTGTGGACGCCGTCTTGACAACTTTCAGGACGGCTTGGACACCGACAACTTGGGACGCATTCTATGACGATACTCCTCGCGACAGAGGAACAAACGAAAATCCGTGGGCGCGCGCGACTGTCATGCATGTTGACGGATTTCAGGCAACACTGAAAAGTCCCACAGGACAGGCCACTTATAGAAGAACCGGCCTGCTGACAGTGCAAATTTTCGTTGCAAGCGGTTCTGGATTGCAAACGACGTACGATTTGGTTAAAGTAGTAGCAGACGCCTTTGAGGGAAAATCCGCCAGTGGCGGACTGTGGTTCAGGGACGTTCGGGTTCGTGAAGTCGGTAGAGATGGTGCGTTCAGGCAAACGAACGTTATCATCGAGTTTGATTATGATGAGGTTAAGTGATGGCTCAGGTCAATAAGATTGACTCAAATGTTACCGGACTCGCGTACTCCGAAGAAGAATCTATCGGCGTTCTCGGTACTCCGGACTGGCGTTCTCTTCAGCCCAACTCTTACACGGACTTCGGTGGTGAGATTGTTACGGTAGCGCCGAACCCGATCAACCCGGATCGTCAGCGCGAAAAAGGTCAGGCCGTTGATCTTAACGCTGGCGGCGCGTTCAACCATGATATGACGTTCTATAACCTGAAACACATTCTTCAGGGCCTCATGTTTGCTGACGAGATCCCGACCGGTTTCGAGGTCGTGACGGCAGTTGATGTGGATACGACAAATCCGGATGAATATGAAGTAGCAGCTACTGCTGGATTCTTAGCAGGTTCACTCATCAAGGGCGTTGGATTCACTAATGAGGAAAACAATGCTCTCAACGTCGTGACCGCCATTGTCGCCAACACCTCGGTCGAGGTTGCTGACGGACAGCTTGTTGATGAAACTCCTCCGGCCGGAGCCTATATCAAAGTCGTTGGTCATCAAGGAGCGGCTGGCGATATTGACGTCGACGCTTCCGGAACTTATCCTCAGCTCACCAGCACTGTTCTTGACTTCACCACGCTCGGCCTGATTCCGGGTCAGTTAATCTGGATCGGTGGTGACGGTGCTGGACTAGGTTTCACCACTGCCACGAACAACGGCCTGAAACGCGTTCGTTCTGTCGCTGCGAATGCAATGGTTATCGATAAATCTGCGGCTGACATGGTCACCGAGGCGAACGCTGCTGGAACCATTCAGATTTTCTTTGGGGATACACTGAAGAACGAATTGGCTGCCAGCATTGTCCGCCGCACGTATCAGCTCGAGCGTACTCTCGGTGCTCCAGACGACTCAGCCCCGACTGACATCCAGTCGGAATTGCTGACTGGCCAGGTCTTTAATCAGCTTGTTCTGAATATCCCAACGGCGGCACTGCTCCAGGCCGACCTCTCCTTCGTCGGCCTGGACAACATTCAGCGCGACGCTACTACGGGACCTCTCCAGACCAGTGTTGACGATCCCGAAGAAGCAGATGTCTTCAATACGTCCAGCGATGTGACAAGCATCAAGATGGCTATTCACAGCCTGACTGACGAAGCTCCGGACGCGTTGTTCGCATATCTGACGGAATTGACTCTCACCATCAATAACCAAGCAACCGTGAATAAGGCTGTCGGTGTTCTCGGCGGTTTCGAGGTGACGGTCGGCAACTTCATGGTGTCAGCACAGGCGACCGCGTACTTCGGCAATATTGACGCTGTCGCGGCCGTCAGGAATAACTCTGACGTAACTCTGGACATCTTACTGGCCAAGGAGAATCGCGGCATTGCCATTGACATTCCGCTTATCTCTCTTGGTGATGGTAGATTGAATGTAGAAGTTGATAGACCTATCACTTTACCTTTAGCCATCGACGCTGCTCGCGGTCGTAAGATCGCCACGGCTCTTGACCATACGATCATGTTTAACCACTTCCACTATCTGCCTGACGCCGCAGAGTAATTCGTAAAATAGGACAGAATACATGATATCTAATATGTGGGCACAATTCTCTACTGATCCGAATGTGGAGAAAGAGGGTGTTTGGCTGGATTACGAGACCTTTCGCATCAAGGTCACGTTTGCTGGCGAAACGAACAAGAAATACACCAAGCTTCTCGAAATCCTTACTCGCCCTCACCGCAGACAGATTGCAAACGGCACGTTCAGCAATGAACGAAGCACGGCGATTCTGCACAGAGCTTATGCCGAAACAGTTATCCTGGATTGGGAGACAGTCACGGGAGAAGATAACGCGATTAATCAGCGGATCTTCGAGCGTGGTATTCAAAGCAGGGATGGATCCCTGCTTCCCTTCAATAAGGACAACATGGTCGCCACGTTCAAGGCTCTTCCCAGACTGTTCTTGGACGTCAAGGAACAGGCCGAGTCGATAGCCCACTTCAGAGCCGAAGAAGTAGAGAACGAAGTAAAAAACTCGTAGAGGTCCTGCTCTACTACTTGGAGATGGGACCAATAGAGAAACGCATCTTGGCCGATTCAGAACGGAATAAGATGCCAGTGCCAAAGCGCATTCAGGAGGCTCCGGACCTTGTGCGAGGTCTGGAGCTGTACTATACTGGTTTTTGCGAGCTCGTAGACAGTCGAACTATCGGAATGGCTCCTGGACCGATCCCTTGGTATGCGGTTCAGCAGTACTGCGCGATGAATGATCTGACGGAGGAGCAGACATTTAGAATGCATCATCACATCAGGAAGATGGATGCTGCGTTCCTGGAGTTCAAAACTAAGAGGTCGTGATGGCTTTCGATCAATTCTCCAGATACATGCGCAGGGTTATCACGGGAATTGTCGACAGATCAGATCTCTTGACTCGGAGAGTCGCGACTACCGCGTTGGAAGATCTAGTACGAGGGACTCCAGTAGATAAAGGTGTCGCGCGAAGTAATTGGCGCGTCACCTTGAACGCGCCCTCCACGACAGTTATCCCCGCTTATGCTCCTGGGCGAAAACTCGGGATAGGAGAAACTGCTAACGCTTCGGCTGCCATTGGAGCAGGAAGAGCTGTGATCGCTAGGGCGCGAGAAGGCTCGACAATTCATATCTCGAATTCTATTCCGTATCTGACAAAATTAAGGAATGGCCACTCTCAACAGCAGCCCAACGATTGGGTTGACGGGGCTTTGATCAGGGCAAGGCGACTTATCTCGCAAGCTAGGCTGGTGATCCGTGGCTAATAATATCAATATTGGTATTCGGCAGACTGGCGCGAGAACTGTTGCGCGCCAGCTCCATTCTATTTTGGACGCTGCTCAAAACACGACACGCGGCTTGCGTCTGCTGCAGAATGCGCTGTTCGTATTAGGCGGAGCCGGAATTATCCGATCACTCCAACGGACGGTCGACATGCTGACCGGATACGAGAACCGTCTGAAACTGGTGACAAATTCTGCTGAGCAGCTTAATCAGGTTTCAACCGAGCTATTCGCAATATCGGAGCGAACCAGAACATCATTTAACGCGACGGCCGACGTTTATGCTAGGACAGCCCTCTCAGTGAGAGAATTGGGGATTTCTCAACAAGAAACTCTCCAATTCACTGAATCTTTGAACAAGGCCGTTATTTTGTCTGGGCCATCAGCCCGAGAAGCTAGCGCGGCGATGATCCAGCTCGGGCAGGGCTTGGCTTCAAACCGACTGTCCGGAGACGAACTTCGTTCAGTTCTCGAGCAGTTGCCCTTCGTCGCCGACGTCATAGCGAACAGCTTGGGTATCACTCGCGGCCAGCTGAGACAGTTTGGTAAGGACGGCAAGCTCACTGGCGAAACCGTATTAAAAGCTTTCCGAGATGCTAGAGAAGAAATAGCCGAGAAATTCGCCAGAACACTGCCCACGATAGAGCAAGCCTTGTCGGTGTTCACTACCGCGTGGCTTCGGCTGCTCGACACGATAGACGATACAACAGGAGCCAGCGAGGCAGTTGCAAAAGCGATCATAGGTGTCGCCAACAATATGGACGTGCTGGTGGGATCAGCCACTGTGCTAACCGGCGCTCTTGCCGGTTTGTCGCTCGCGCTGTTGGCCAGAAATTTCTTTTTCCTCGGAGCAGCCGTGAGATTCGCGGCAGCAGCCTTCCTGATTCTTGCAGCTAATCCGCTGGTAGCCTTGCTCACCGGCATAGGAGCTCTCGTCGGGTTCATTGTGACCTTCGGCAGCGAACTAAAGATAACTGAAGACGGACTCGTGAGTCTTAAGGATGCGGCTATCGAGGCGTTTGGTCTATTCTTAGAAGTCGCGGCACCAGTCTTTGATCAGATAGTTAAGGGTTTCCAGTTAATCCTCGGAGCTGGATTAATCGTTTGGGACAGCATTGGCGGAGCTGTCAGCGATTTCTTTCTTCTGCTTGGCCTTGTGGCGAAGAAAACCATCAATCTTCTTGTTGGTTTGTTCCTTGGTTCAAGAAACGCGATAATCTTAATTTTTGATAAGCTCGGACCTGCTCTCAGCGACGTGTTCGCAACCGCGTTTACCGAAGCTGTCAACATTGTTCAGGACTCTGTCAATTTCATATTGCGACAGATCAAGGCGCTGTTCGACGCAGTCGACGATCTGTCGGAAAGCGCTGGTCTTGGCAGGATATTTGGAGATTCCCTAGAAGGTGTTTCAGCTGACCTTGGTCGGTTCAAGATCAAAGCCACGGGGGCAGGCGCAGAATTTGCTGACGAATTTAACAAGGGGTTTTCCGACGCTCTTAGCCGCGACTTTGTGGGAGAGACCGGTGAGGCTCTGGGCAACTTTGCTGACGAGGCTATCAGGAGAGCTCGCAGATCTGGATTTTCTACAGTAACTGAAACAGACTTGAGCACTGTCGGAGATAAACCTCCTGCAGAAGCGGCTGGTGCCGAAAAGCTGGCAACTATTATTCAGCGATTGGAAAACCAGAACGCTCTGCTAAGAGTTCAGGGTTTAGAGCGCGAGAAACTAAGCGCCATTCAGAGAGCGGAGCTCAGCCTTAAGAGAGAGCTATCAGAAGAAGAGCGCCGAATTATCACAGGCTTGGTCGAGGAAAACTCTCTTCTGGAAGCTCAGTCTGACATACTCGGTGGTCTTCGTAATCCTGCCGAGCAGTACCTCAATAGTCAGAGAGCACTGATTACTCTGCTGGCAGACGGAAAGATAACTCTTGAAGAGTTTAATCAACAACTGGAAAATGTCCGACTGACCTTTTTAAAGTCTCAGGATGATTAAACTCTTCAAGAGTTATCTTTCCGTCTGCCA